AAAGACAACAGATTACCGGAAAGCCAGAGACAAAAGCGAACTCCAATAGTGCAACAAGCGGCACAAGATTTAAAAGAGGGAAAGATAACAGGTAAAGAGTACAGAAAAGTTGCTAAGGCGGAAATGCCCATGCGCCCTATTACCCGTGAAAACTTCCCAGAAATGCCGACATTAACACAGATTGTCGGCGCATTGACTAAGGACAAATCTGAAAAGGGTATTGTTGGATTAAACCTAGATATACCAGATGGCACTCGTATAGGTTCTAGATTAGATATTCCTGCGTATGATAATTACGATACGTGGGTTGTGTCCTTGCACGATGGAACAGTAAGAAATGGTAAAGCTGTTGGTTATGGTCAAACTGCTGTGCTAGACAATGTAGAGTTCTTCACTGAAGGGCAGGGTGCTCTGAACATAGCAACAAAGAAACCAAAAGCTACTATTGCACGTATTCACGGGGATTACATAAATAAAAATCCTGAAGAGGTATATCAGCAAGTATACGATCTGATGGATAATCCCGAATGGACACAAGTAGGTATGAACCCATTTAGACACTCATTCTTCTATGACAAAGCTACAGGCAAGCCAGTCACTCGCGCTGATCAAGTACTGCAGGTAGGGCCACTTGTTTTAGCAAAAGGAGCTAGATCAGAGCTTAGTGACCTCAAGAAATTGAAGATTAAATCGGAGGATGGGAAAGTGCGCGTTTTTAATCAAGGCGGATTAATGTCCCGCAGATAATAAAAAGCCCCGCATTGCACGGGGCTGTGTTTGCTGTTTGGGTGAGGGTAAACAGCGGTGGGAAAGCTACTTATACTGTAGCTTCTCCTAAATCATGAGTTATATTTAAGTTTTTTTATTTGTCAACCCTGGCAAGCTAGACATTCGTCTGTATCAAACGAACTGGACAAGTTTGAAATATCAAGCGACCAGCTTCCTGACATACCTGCTGCGTTGTAATCCGTTACAACTCCCTCAAAAAAATTCTTGTGTGAATCCCCAGACACAATCCACTCTAACCACGGTAAAGGGTTTTCTTTAATCTTGTAATTACCCTTGAGGCCCATTTGGATAAGTCTGCGATCAGCGACGTAGCGAATATAGTTTTTGACATCATCCGACGACAAGCCTTCCACTTCGCCCATTGCGTACGCCAAGTCAATAACTTTATCTTCAAGTTCAACTGCATCGCGTACCATTTGATAGATATCTGATTTAAGATGGTCGTTAACGATTCGCGGATGTTCTTCACAAAGCGTTCTAAATAGTTTGACCATACCTTCACAATGCATTGTTTCATCACGAATACTCCATTCAACTATTTCACACATGCCTTTCATTTTACCATATCTTTGATAATTTAAAAGCATTACGAATGCACTAAATAAACTCATACCTTCGTTGATCACAGAACGTGCGACAGCCTTGGCTAATCCACCCTTACTGTTCACATCAACATCTGCCATAAACTCAATCTTGTCAGACATCTCTTGGTACTCTAAAAATGCTGAAAACTCTTCTTCGGGCAGACCTAGTGTGTCATTAAGTAAAGCGTAAGAACGCTGATGAACAAATTCACGATTAGCAAAACTAGTAAGCATAGCCCGAATTTCGTTATTCTTAAATTTAGGTATGTAAGACTCCAGGTAGTTTGTTCCAACTTGCACATCCGACTGCGTAAAGAGTCTAAGGATCTGTGTAATATGGTTTCTTTCGACATTACTCAACTTCCCATTATTCCATTGAGCTACATCATCCTGTAGCTTTGCTTCCCATTCACCCCAATGCGCCTTTTCGGACTTAACTGCGTAGTCTACAGCCCACGGATACTGAAAAGGTTTGTACGTTTTTGATTCATCAAGAAGTGACATTCGTGATTTACTCCAGTTGTTAAAGGTTTTTTGTTAGTAAAAAAAGCCACCCGAAGGTGGCCAGAATGAGTAGTTATACTCACGAGGGAAAATCAGTCAACCTGTTTTTGATTGCGAAGATCATTTACTTGTTTAATTAAATCCGTAACCTGTTGTTCTAATTCACAAATGCGATCTGCGGCCTTCTGCGCTAGTGAATCCGCAACTACTTTAGTTTGCCACCCATTATCAGTTTCTTCAACCATTTCAAGAGCTTGCGAATCACGCAACGCTTTTACAAGATTAAATTCTTCGTCGAAGTCAGTGCTCATACTTATGTAGATCCCATCCATTATCGTCATCGTGTGTGATGTATGTGCAGTTCTCACACCAATCACCACAGTTCATGTACCCATCCACAATTTTAGGTGAATGTGTGTGACCAGTCAATACTGAATCGTAGTTCTTGCTTTTAGCCCACTTTGTAATCACCTTCTGTGTACCCAACAACTTGTACATTTTATTTGTAAAACTGCCACCATCAGATAAGTGAGCAAAGAAATTAATTACCTGTCTAGGTATCTTCATTGTCAGATCAAAACGGTCACCATGACAAATGTACACATTCTTGTACACGTAGCTGTCCACAATGTCTACATTACCTAACTGCATATCATGCTTCAGGAATGGCCTAACAAACTCATCGTGGTTACCGGGTAAGTAGATAACTTTGCATCGCTCTGAGAGCTTTAAAATGCGTCTCAACACCTCTGTGTGACTCTTAGGCCAGTAGTGTCTGCGACGCAAGGCCCAACCATCTATGATATCCCCCACAAGAAACAGATAATCATATTTAATTTCATTATCATTTAAAAATGTAAGTAGTTTCTTTGCCTTGCACTGCTTAGTGCCTAAGTGAATGTCACTGATGAAGATCGCTTTCATTATCCCTGACAACTAATGCAGTCTTCTGCATCCTCGCCAGAGAAATCTTTTAGCGCATTGCGTTCAATTAATCTTTCAATAGCTTCATCCAAAGCTTCAGCAATTTCTGTTGGACGTTTGTTGCCACTTTTCAATCTCTCATTACTTAAACAGTTTTCATAGGTGTCCCAGAGGCTTTGACAGCGCATGTCAGCGAAGATTTGTAATCCATATATAGCTGAGAATACCTGATCTTCGTTCATGTGCTCTAGACGCGCTACAAGCGTTCTCAGATCGTCTACAGTGTGCCATACTTTCAGTATCTTTTGCTCAAGATCAAACCTATCAACTGGTTTACCTTCATCATTCATATGCACACCATTAATAATCATGGGAATATATTCCTAGAGTTAAATTAAAATCGGGAGTGTTATCCCTCTTCCTTGTCATTACCTTCATAATCTTTCAGCGCATCTCGTTCAATAGATGTTCCAACTTTATCTGCTGTTACACCGGCACTAGTACGTAGATAGTACAAACCCTTGAGCTTATCTTTCCAAGCTTTCACGTGTACAGCGTGTACATCTAAAAAGTCAGTTCCCGCAGGAAAGAATAAGTTTACTGACTGCCCTTGACAAATGAACTCCTGCCTTTTGGCCGCGTGTTCGACGACCCACGCCTGATCCAATTCAAAGGCTGTTTTGAAAACATTCTTTTCTTCACGCGTAAGGAAGTCCAAATGCTGGACAGAGCCTTGGCTCGCAATGATCGTTTTCCAAGTCGCATCAGTGTTTTCTCCATACTTTTCAAGTATACACTCTAACTCTTTGTTTTTTATGAGATGAGCACCTGCCCGTGTGCGATGCGTGTATGCATTTGATTTAATAGGTTCAATGCTGGCACTACAGCCACAAATAATTGAACTGTTCGCATTAGGAGCGATGGCAAGAAGATGGGCATTCCTTCGCCCGGTACCTGCCATATCAGGTGCTTCTCCTCTTTCCTTGGCTAATTGCTCAGTAGATTCTACCGCTTGTTCTTTAATCCTTTTGAACATACGATAGTTTTCTCTGATTGCATTTTGGGATTCCCAAGCAATTCCTTTGCTCTGGAGATATCCATGAAAGCCCATTGCGCCAAGACCAATGGAGCGTTCCATATACGCACTAAATTTAGCTTTTTCTAGCTCTTCTGGAGCATAGCGGATAAAGAATTTAAGTACGTTGTCCAATAGTCGGACCAAGTCCTGAACCATTCTTGTGTCTCTCCACTCGTCCCACTTTTCAAGGTTGACTGAGGATAGGCAGCAAACTGCTGTGCGTTCTTTAGATGTAGCGAGATGGATTTCATTGCATAGGTTACTCCCATTAATTGTGAGTCCAAGTGCTCTTTGAGAATCTGGTAGCCCCCGTCGGGCTGTGTCGATAAAATTGAGGTATGGCGTACCAGTTCTGAAGCGAGCTTCAAGTATTCTTCCCCACAACTCTTGAGCTTTGATTGAAGATCGGACATTTCCTGTATGTGGGCATCTAAGTTGCCATTCTGTTCCATTTTTTACTGCCTCCATAAAATCGTCAGTAATATTGACTGCATTGAACAGGTTGAAACATTTCCTGTTTGCATCGCCTCCAGTAGGCACTTTAAAGTTAATGAACTCCACGATCTCTGGATGCGATACGTCGAGGTACGCGGCGTAAGAACCCTTGCGAGTCTTACCTTGTTTGTAGGCAGTCATCTGACTGTCCACAACTTTCATGAATGGGATTACGCCAGGTGCTTTGTCGCTTACAGGACGTACATCCGCCCAATGACCACCGACACCTCCACCCTTTACTGATAGCCAAGCAACTTCAGAGTTATGGCTGATGAGAGACTCAAGATTGTCACCAACATAAGTAAGAAAGCAAGAGATCGGCAATCCCTTTGGCTCATCTCCCTCAAGCGGTGCGTTTGAAAGGACAGGGCTAGCGAACATAAACCAACGCTTACTAGCATAATCATAAATACGTTGAGCGAAGTCATAGTCACCCTCACAATATGCAACTGATGCACGAGCGAATGCCTGTTGAGGCGACTCCTCGTTTTCTAACATGTAGTAATCTTTAAGTAAGACTATTGCTTGCTCTGTAAGGCTGTCATCTCTACTTAAATCAATATCAATGCCTAAGTATTTCACCAGTTTGTGCCTTCCGTCTGTTCCATTAACTCGCGCATCTTCTTGAGATACCAGATAGCCTTTCTAACATTGGCTAATGGATCGCCCTTATTCCATGTGCGAGTACCTAAATATTTTAGCACGTTGCCCCAACAATAATAAATTGCGTGGTATGGCCCCATCACATCCACAATGTAATCAAAGGTTTCAATTTCACCAGTATTGTAGTGCTCTGGTTTTTCAATGTCATCAAAAGCATCAGTATCTACCATGTCTTCTATTATAGCATTGACTTCTGGGGTCAAGGCATCACGAATCTTTTCTAGTCCCATCACGCATTCCCATGTGTTTTTGTATTCATATGTAGTGTAATGACTTTGCCATCTTCACTTCGTGTGAACTTAGGCGATTTTGATTCTTCAACAAAATCATCAATCCATGTTTGGAAATTATCAATAAAAAATGTTCGCACATATTCCCGAAAATCTTCATCAACTTCCATCAGCATTACTGTAGATGCCATCATACCACAAGCTGACCGAATTTTTGCTATGTCGTCTTCACCAAGATCATCTAAAATATCTTCTTCCATATGTGCGGTAACTGCGCCAGTCCAATGACCATTCTCAAACTCTGGCGTTAGTACAACTGCAAAAGAAGATGTTTTTAGTTCTTCGTCTGTCATGATTATCTCACTATCTTTTTAAGTGGAAACTTAACAAATTCTGGTGGCGGCTTTCGTTTTCGTTGCTTAATCCACCCAAGGGGTATTTCTTTGTCGGCATATAAAAATCCATGTTTCCTGCACCAATCTGCATAAGATGTTTTAGAACCTTTGCGTAATTTAGAATTACTGTTGCTAAATACAAACCTGATATCTAAATACGGGTGTTGCTTTTGTATTTCTAAATGTTTACGCCTATCTTCTGGCGTAAATCTGCCTTTAGTCTCAATTATAATACCATTAGGAAGAAGAAAGTCGGGAGTGTATGTTCTATAAGTTAAATCCTCCCATTCAATCTTCATGCATTCATATTTTGCATTACAATTATTTTCTGTTAGGAAATCGCTAATTTTTCCTTCAAGACCGGATCGGTATCCTCTTCGTAGCGCATCAGCCCTTATCTTTGGAATCTTTCTTATACTCATCTGCTATCTCTATATATGCAATCGTAGGCGGATCTTTTGCCTGTGATGCAAGCGAGGGTAGCTCTTGCAATGAGGGCCAACACTTGTACCTGTATTTACACCAACCGCACTCTTCACCAAGAATCTTATTGCCTGTTGGTTTTTTTCTAAAAGTTTCTTCAACTGGTTCAAAACATCTTTTAAATT